CTACAATTATTAATGCACTCAGTTATGCTCTTTATGGTGAAGCTCTTACTAATATCCGTAAAGATAACTTAATTAACAAGACCAACGGCAAGGGTATGATTGTTACTGTTGACTTTGAAATCAACGGCAAAGAGTATCGTATTGAGCGTGGTCGTAAGCCTAACATTCTGCGTCTTATTGTAGACGGTAATGATACTGGCGACACATCTAACGAAGATGATGACGCACAAGGCGATAGCAGAGAAACACAAAAAGAAATTGAAAAGATTGTAGGCTTCCCACATGAAATGTTCAAGCACATTATTGCGTTGAACACTTACACTGAGCCTTTCCTTGCTATGAAGTCTAATGACCAGCGCAATATGATTGAGCAGTTGTTAGGCATTACCGAACTAAGTCAAAAAGCAGATGTGCTTAAAGAACTAGTTAAGAATACCAAAGATTCAATTAAAGAAGAAGAAATTCGTATTGCAGCGGTTAAGTCTAGCAATGAACGTATTGAAAAGAACATTGCAGAAATTGAAAGCCGTAGCCGTGCTTGGGATAAAACCAAAGCAGACAAGTTAGCGGATATGACTGTAACATTGGAAACTCTTAACGAAATTGACATTGAGCAAGAAATTGCCAATCACAAGCACAATCAATCTGTAAAAGAACAGTCAGATGCTAAGACTGTACTAGACAACGAAAAAGATCGTGCAGAAACTAGTTTTAATCGCAGTGCTAAGAAACTTGCTGAACTAAAAGGTAATTTACAAAAAGCACACGAAGGTGTATGCCCTGCGTGTGGTCAGGGTACCGCGCACCTAACTACTCACGAAGAATACACCGCAGAGCTTGTAGAAAAAATTGCAGAGGAACAAAAGTATCACGACGAGTTAGAAGTTCGAATTCAAGAACTAACATTAGCGTTAAATGAATTTAACAACATTGCTAAGGAAGCAGATACTTTTTATAACAATCTCGAAAGTGCGCTAGAACATAAACACAATCTGGATACACTAGCAGCGCAGTATGCGGAAAAGCTGGAAGAAAAAAATCCGTATGTTGAACAGATTGAGCAACTGCGAGAAACTGGCCTCGAAGAAATTAGCTGGGATCATATTAATGAACTAACTGCACTTAAGGATCATCAAGAATTCTTACACAAACTGCTAACCAGCAAGGATAGCTTTATTCGTAAGAGAATCATTGATCAGAATATTAGCTATCTAAACCATCGCCTTGCACACTACCTTGAAAAGATTGGATTGCCTCACGATGTTAAGTTTAACAGCGACCTTACAGTTGAAATTACTGAATATGGTCGCGAGCTAGATTTTGATAATTTGAGTCGGGGCGAGCGTAATCGTTTAATTCTAAGCCTTAGCTGGGCCTTCCGTGATATTTACGAAAGTCTCAATCACCCAATGAACTTAATGTGTATCGACGAGCTTATTGACAGCGGCATGGACACTATGGGTGTTGAAAATGCACTAGCTATTCTTAAGAAAATGAATCGAGAGCAGAATAAGAACATCTTCCTAATCAGTCACAAAGAAGAATTGGTTGGGCGTGTAAACAATGTACTAACAGTTATCAAGGAAGGTGGCTTTACAAGCTACAACACTGACACTGAATATGTAAATTAAAATGATAATTGTTTTAACTACTCCGCGAACAGGCAGTACTTGGTTTTGTGAACATTTAGCTTACACATACTCGCTAGAAAATTTAGATGAGTATTTTGGCAAGCACGAAATTAGTGTTGACGATCAAGTATCTAAGTTAGAGTATTTGAAACAAAATAAAAATGTTGTATTAAAATGCTTTCCTTGGCATTTTAGAAATACGAGGACTAATTTTTCAAGAGCTAACTTTTTAGAAAAAAGTTTGTTAAAATTAGCTGATAAGATTTATATCTTGGTTAGAAATGATTTTAACAGTCAGTGTAAAAGTTACTATCTTGCTAAAACGTCTGGAATATGGAGTGGTGTGCCACAAGAGCAAACTAATATAAATTTGGATATTAATTTATATAATTACTCTGTGCGGCATTTACAAGATGGATATAAGCAATTAGCTGAGTATAATAAACTGTACGACTGTGAAATTGTAGAATATGAATCTTTGCCTTTTCCTAAAAATGAAAAGTATGTTCGTCCTGTAATGTGGGACAAACAACCTGAAAGCGTAGAGTTTGATATAAAGTCGCTGTTCTATCCTAAATGATGTAAAATTAATTTTATGCTCTTTTAAATAAGAGCATGAATTGGACATATAAAGGTCAAACAGTAGACGAGTTACCGGAAGGTACTGAAGCGTTTGTGTACTTGATTACTAACTTAACTGACAACAGAAAGTATGTGGGTAAAAAGTTAGCCAAGTTTAAAAAGACTCGCCCTCCACTAAAGGGCAAGAAAAACAAACGCAGAAGTACAGTTGAAAGTGATTGGCGAGATTATTGGGGCAGCAGCGACAACTTGTTAGAAGATGTTGCACGTTTAGGTCCCAATAGCTTTACTAGGGAAATACTTTATTACTGTCCTAGCAGAGGTGTAGCCAGTTACTTAGAAGCAAGAGAACAGTTTGAGCGTAGAGTACTCGAAACAGATGAATACTATAATGGTATTATTAACGTTAGAGTAGGCGGTTCAAGAATCTTGCGAGAAGCGTTGAAAGACTTATAACTACATATACAACACACATGGCACACATGGCTGTAACAATAGTCTAATCTGGCATTTAAAACACACAATTTGGCACACACATAGGCGCTGCACCGCCCTGCCGAGGACTATATCGGTTTCCTTGAGGCTCCTTTGCGACTAGCATTGGCGTCAGATTCTGGAATGCAGCCGGCAAGATGCAAACAACGTTATGGCATTGAAAGAATGTGGGCTCTGAGAAAAAGCAACCCACTGGTTGATATAACCAAACTCCACTAGGTTATATTAGCTTCCGAGCGAATACAAGTGACGGTAGTGTATGGGGAGAGAAGGCGCTCTGCTTCCTAATAAGCACCCGGGTTGGAGATGGCGAAGCTCATCGTGATGACGCTTTTCTTTTTGTTCACCCTGCAAAGGGTGAACTATGACTCCACTATCGTGATAACTTCTTAATTAATTAAATCAGATAAAAAATATCTTACAAGTGAATGAGCTGAGTGAAACGAAGTGAATGAACGCAGTAAGATAAGACACGAAGTGTCTGTTATATTAGAGCTAGAGGATTACATCCATTCTGTAGGTGTTTGTCCTGACTTAACTTTATTATAGTCATTTAGGACTTTAACTGCCATTTCTCTTTCTGAATGGCTCATGTGCCAAACTTCACTCCACGAGAATGACCCGTTACTGTATATAACGAGTTCTGTTAGGTTTTTCTGAAGTTCTGCTGCTCCCTTTTTCAGAGACCCCAAGTATGCTACGATGTCTTGGGGTTCAGCTGATGCTAGGAAGCTGTGAAAAAATTTACTGGGTCAAAGCCAACCTCCTGCTCGAATGGTCCGTGGTCGTCACATTCTAACTGGACTTTCTTATTGACACCAATCTTACTAATTTGTTCAATAGTCTTTTCAATTTCTTTACCAATGCTGGCTTCGCAGTTTTCTAGGAACTCGCGGATCTGTGCAGCATCAGTTACAACAAACTCGTCACCATCTTCAGCAGTGCCGCGGATACTTGCTACAGCATCTACTGTGAGATCAAAGTTAACGCTGGCCATACGCACAAAGCTGTTGTTAAATGCTTTTAGCTGTTCCATCTCATCTTCGATAGATGCTAGGCTTTGTAAGCTACGAGTGCTTTGGAAATTAGCAATACCTGCTTTAATAGTACTTTCGTAGCTGAACGGTTTAACTTCAATAGTTAAGCCTGACATTGTGTCAAATGCATAGGATTCTTCAAGTGTATTCATTGTTTCTAGTGCTCCTTCCACACTAGCAATACCTGAACATTCTTTACCGCATGTAGGACACTTGCCTTTTACGTCAATATCGTCACCGTATGTAGCGCCTTGGATAG